TTATAACCTCCTTTCGAAGCGGCGCATGAAGGTTTGTATCCAAATTGGTAATGCTTTCTTTCTCGTATCCAATTTTTTTAGCCTCTGCACCTGATCCGGTGTCAATCCTGTTTCCTCATAATCCTTCAACTTGCATAATGCCCCATATATTTTTTCTGACGTATCTATCGTTATTATTTTCCCTGCATATAAAAATTTCCATGGAACATCTTTTAACCAGAAATTTCCCTGCTCATCACTTTCTGTTAGTCGTTTCATTCTGTACCACCTTTTCTAACTATCGTTACTGCTTCTCCAAAATGCTCTATATCTTTGGTTGAACGAATGATCCATTTTATCTTCCAACTGCTCCATAATCCGTTCCATAGGCTTACGGGTGTTCCACGAGTCTACAACTTCCTCCGGCTTGTCTGAATCAGGCATGTAATCCATATCACAGCCATAGCAGTGTATATATGTTGGTTCTTGCATATCGTGTATTAATTCAAATTCATCTGTACTTGTTATACAAACAGCTTCTCCGTCCTTATTTACGCTTAGAAGATTTACATTTTCGGATTCGCAGAACGGACATGGCTTTAATTCAATATCGCTCATTCTCTTCACCCCAATCTAATTTTTGACCACATTCTTGACAATATTTCATTTTCTTTCTTGCGAACATACCAGTTGTACACAAGTTTGTTTTGCAGTTCGGACACAAATCGTAAGGCACTCCATCAATCCCATTTGTTGGATGGAATATACCTTTTGAATCTGTTACACCACTTTTTTCTGACTTCTTCGAAATCTGCTTTTTCAAATTTTTTCATAGCTATTGCTCCTAATCTGTTCTTTCACTTCCTTTGCAAGAATTTCAATGCGTTGTTCTTTTGATACACAATTTAATTCTCCTCTGGCTTCGCACACCTAACAAATTCAATTACCCATACCCACGGATTAGCATCCCAGCCGTAAAGAGCAAGATCGGCTTTCTTAATGGTGGAGTTCCATAATGCAGCAAACGGAATATCGTAATGTTCTCCTAGAATTCCAATATGTTCCATATCAAAATCCATTCCTTCTTTTACTATTTGCTCCTTGGTAATATCCCGCAACTGCTCCACCCGTACATTTATAACCTGCAACCATATGCGAGCGGCTTCTTTCGGCATATGGATGGATGGACGCCATAATATGTTTTTCAGTTCTGAATTTATTCCGGCTTTATACAAAAAAGTGTGTTTCGCTATTTGGGCGAACGTTTCCCGAACATACAGAATATCTCCCCGCTGATAAGGTGCATATAAAATTCCTTGTGCTGTACTTTTATCAAACAGACCTGTGCCGATAGCTGATTTCCCTACATACCATTCTTTGTCAGGAATATTTTTTACAACCCTTCTTGTAACCGTCTTCCTCCCGTCCAGTATCGCCCGAACCATATCTGTATTGAACAGAATTGGTAATACTTTACTCATAATTTCCTCCTTTCCCTTGGTTATATGATTCTGGAAGTGGCATCCATGCAACTATCAGATTTTCATAACACATAAACTGATTTTCGCATTCGTCAAATAACACAACAACTCTATTAGAATAATCTTCATCCGGAAGCCTCCTAGATAATGTTACTAAGTAATACCCTGTTTCTTCCGGCGGTCCGTCCTCTACCGGAGTCCAATCATTGTTATCTGTTTTCTTAATCCCATAGTGTTCTAACATCTGCTTAACTCGATACACTGGAATCAGGTCACTTCCATTTGTATGACGCTGATAATCTTTTATAAAGTCCATTGGATTTTCTGGAAATTCCATTATTTCTCTCACAATCATTCCTCCTAACTTTTCTTAACAAAAATCACTCTATTGACAAACCTGCTTCTTCTTTTACTGTTTTCTTAATATCTTCAAAACTGATCCGTCTATCTTCCAGATCTTTCTCTACTTCAAAGAACTCATCCAAGAATCGCTGCAATCTCACTTCTCCCCACTTAAATCTATTATGTAATGCCCAGATAGATATACACATGACTTCAATCAATAAAGTATCCACAGCTTTCTGCGTAGCTTCTTCTTTTGCTCTTTGAAGTTGTACCTTGTTGATATTAATGGGTTTGCGATTTCCGGCTTTTCTTCTCTGCGCCCGATTCATAAATGTCACCCCTTTCTATCTCCGATTTCTTAAACATCTCATATCGCATTTTTAATTCCAAAGAAGTATCTACTAGAATTGAAAAATCCGGCATCCGCAACAGCCCTCTTAATCGCTCTTTCAAAATATAATCTGCAATTGGATCATGATCTAAAAACTCTTGGATCATAAGTCGCTCTTCTTGTTTACAGTATCCAAATGCAAAGATCTTAATGATATACGCTGTCTGCTCCTTAATCTTCTGACGGAGTTTTAAATATGCAGTCTTATAGATCGTCTGTAACTGTTCCTCTGGAAGTCCGTTTGATTTTTTCAGGCGTTCCAATTGATGTTTATAATCTTCTATTTCTTTTTCGTAATCTTCTTGTCTCATAATTTCCTTTCTATTTGTAACCAAGGAAACCAGTTTTTAAAAAAGCATGTTACCATCCAAAATACAGCAATAATGCCGCCTAGGACAATTTCGTAACCGGTAACCACTTATTTTTTTAATTCCTTACGCGCGAGAAACATTTTTCCTAAAATTTTTATAAAAAAAGTTTTTATATATAGGCTTATGTTTTTTTTAAAAAAGTGGTTATTCGGTTACCGATGCCTTCAAACCCGCATAAAACTGTACTTTTTCGGTAACAGATTGAGTAACCTTTTAATTTAGATGGTTACAGATTGCCTTTAAAACGGAAGGTCTTTTTGTTCTATTTGTTCAAATCCATCAAAATCGCTATACTTTTTAGAAATATTGATCCTGACGCACCGGACTGGTTTCCCATCAATTTTGACCAACTTATCGCTTCTCCCTTTCTGGCAATCGCTAATCTCCTTCTTTGATAGCCATGATGATAATGCCCTTGGATTATACCCAGCATCTTCACAAATCTGATTAAACGTTTTTTTGATGATGCAAATGTAATCTCCATCAATTTTGCCCCAACTTTCCAATGTATCTGCACCAAATTTACTTTTATTGCTGATGATGGTTTCATAGAGATAATCATAAGCCCTTACATTTGCATCCACACTCTCCTTGCTGTGTAGATATGGAGCAATATCATTGACAGTCAGTGCCCGGTTGTCAGCAAAAATCCATTTCGTTGCCAAAGCATCCGCTGTCAAAATTGCTGCAGCTGCCATTGTCTGTTTTTCTGTTGATCCGACCCCAAGTTCTCTGTAGTATTTTTTGTATAACCGATTAGCTTCTTCTTTTGCGTCATCAGAATTCAAAAACATGACAAACATCTTTCCAGCAAATCCATAATTCTCTGTCACAATATCAGCAACCTTTGGAGCATCTTCAAAGACTTTATCCCTACATTCAATTTCAATGATGCGGTTAACTGCCCCGCCTCCAGAAGAATCGTTGGAAATCGGCGTTTCTCCAGAAGTCAATGTACAATTTTTCCATGTGGTAGTTTTTTGTAATCCTCCAGTTTTAGCGCCTCTCATTTTTCCAATACCCTCGCAAAGCATGTAAACAATCTGCTCAAAACTCTTTTTATCTTTTACAAGCTGAAATTCATCCAATATCAATGGTAGGTTGTTCACAAAGCCGCTCTGCAGTTCAATCGCTACTTGTGTTCCATTGAATGTCTGAATATATCCATTGTCACTTCCAGGGTTTGGATTTGCCCATACAGAAGCCGCCAACATCAATGCCACAGTCTTTCCTGCTTCAGTACCGCCCCACAAGTGAACAATAAAATTCAACTTTTTAATAATGGGAAGTAATACGCTGGCAAAACTCGCAGCAAGCATAATCCTTCCAACAGAATCCGTAAGTCTGATTTCCCTACATAAATCAAGCCACATGTCGAAATCTCCATTTTCCTTTGTAGATTCAAACATATTTTTAAATGTATTGATTCCATCAAACTCAATTCCTTCTACATAAGGAGAAAATCCAAGGTCTTTTATCCATCCGAGACGACTCACAGAATTTTGTATTGGTATGATATCATAGTTTAAATTGTCTAAATCATGCAGATAGCTGATCAGGAACCTTGCATTTTCTGCATTAACAGCAATTCCTGCATTCGCAAGCTCTAGTATTCCTGTCGCACTTGCAAGAGTCTTCTTTTCATAGATTTCCTCTCGCCACCTAGAGCCTTTTTTGAATGCTATCTTTAACTTTTCAATCCCCGTATCCGCATTAACCAGGCGCTCTACAGGGAGAATAGGGTGAACACATGCAATATCCTCTCCATGTTGTGCGTTTCTTCTTGTAATGCCCATATCGTCTGCAATCCAATCTCCTGAGGCCAGTTCTATTGGCTGTCCGGTAAACTGTGTCGCACTATTTACAATCTGACTGAGCTTCTTTTCCTCTGTCTGTATGTAACTTTTTAACATCGTCTTAAATCCAACGTATTTTACCTTCTTTGCCTGCTCTGCAATAATATTAGTAAGTCGGTTAAATTGGAACCGGTCATTTTTATAAGAATAAATGAAGGCGTATGGTTTGCTGGTGTTAAAATCCTCTTTTGTAAAATCAGGTACTTTCACATCCATTTCATCCATCTTTTTTAGCCGCCTCCCTCTGCTCTAAAATTGACAATTCCGATACGATATCGTAAATACTGTCGCGACAAATTTCCCATTCCTTGCTTTTCTCTTCGAAAAATAATATGCATCGTTGATACATGAATAACTTATGCTGTAATTCCACAATCCTCTTTTTTAAATCATCATGTGGCTCCATGCATTCTTTTTTTTTCTTCTGCACAGCCATACGTTGCCGGAAACTAGACATAGCCATCACCAAGTATTTCTATGATTCTTTGTCCAGTATCTTTTTTGCCACAAAATTCTATGAAAACGCCGTATCTATTACGAAGCGTACATAAAGATCTATATAATGCTTCGCCTGTCGTAGGTGGATATATCCTAACCTTTCTCTGTTTCAGTTCTTCTTTTACTTCATCAAAAGGAATACTCCAATGAAATCCATATTTCTCTTTTGTATCTTTTTCAAATTTCCACTGTCTCGGATTTTTCCAGAAAAATACATCTTCAAGTGTTTTGATATTCCCACCATGTTCAATCAGAAGCACTAGTCGTATTCCTGCTTTATTTGCACGAATCAGTTCTTCCTTGAATCTTTTATGCTGCTGACATACATTACTGCATACTTCTGACAGATTTTGTTTTCGATCAATGATCAGCCGGGGATTATCCAGTGACATATAATCCCCGACTAAAAGTTTTGAAGTAAAATAATTGACCTGATTCTTGTCAAACGTCTTTAAAATTTTCTGTATGGCTCTCTGTTTTTCCCTTGAATCAATCTGAATGTCCATAAGCACCTCCTAGTTAAAAGGAAGTTCTTCATCCAAACCATCAGGAATATTCATAAACCCATCACTGCCAACCTGTGTTCTGGATGTCATGATATCTCCACTTGCATTTCTTGGCAGAAGCTTTTCTTCCGGCACATCAACACCTGAAACAATCGAATCCACGCTTCTGAAAAAGAAACATTTAATTGTTTTCTTCGATTCATTTTTGGCATTCAGATATTCTTCTTTTCCAAAAACTCCACCAATCTTCTTCCCTCTGAAACAGTCTGCATATCCCTGTCCCCAGTTGATTACAAAGCCTGGATTGGAATTTTCTACGCATGTATGAAAGGTCTTCAATCCACGGTTTGTTGCTCCTTCTTTGTCATAAACAAGCTGATAAACAATACATCCCCATTTTTTATCTGGACGGATATCATTTTTAAACTGTTCCTCGTAATATTTCGGCTGCTTATCTGACAAATCTGTATCTAAGTAAATCATCAGCATGTCATTTCCAGCTTTGCTCTTAGTTTCTTCTACTTTTTTGATCACTAGAATATGACCACCAAGTTCGAGCGGAGTAAATTCTCCATAAGGTTGTACTTTGTCGTAATCATTTGGTTTATTCATCCTGTGTATCCTCCTCAAATTCGTAATAATCTCTAATTGTTTCATCAACGACTGCCAGGTCGTTACCAATCGTTAGGTTTTCGAACATCCCAATCGGAGACTTTGACACAGCTCCGTTTGACGCCTGCGTAACAAATAAATGTTTTCCACCCTCTTCAACACAGCGAAGAACAATAGTAAACATTCCTTCAATGCAAACCTTTTCATCTAACAGTTTCCCAATGGTCTTTGGCTTTACCTCTCCAAAGTCGTTCATCTCCTCGTGCATCATCAGATAGACAATCTTGTTCTCTGGAAGTTTACTGACAATAAACTGGATCAGGTTCCAGAAATAGTCTCCAATATCGTTGTATAAAGAGAAAACTGCATTACCTTTTCCGCTGCTGCTGTGTCCTCTCATAAAATGATTGGTAATTAAATACCCGGCATCGTCAATTACAATGGATTTTGCCTTAGATTGATTCAAGGCTTTCATGATCATCTGATAATCATCCGTTTTCCATCCATTTATTTTTCCTTTAAAAGGTAAAGGCTTGTCCAAGACGCGGATTAAGTTAAAATCCTTTTCAACACAATTCCTTAAGGATGTTGATTTTCCTGATCCTGATTTTCCGATAATTAAAACTGGTACTGCCATCCTTATTCCTCCTCTCTGATCATGGTCTGTGGTGCCGCAAACTCTATCATGGATGAAACGAGTTGTAAAATCGAAACATTACTATTTTCAATGAAAGACTCTACAATATCAGCTGCTTCAGGTGAAATCTTTACAACAGCTCTTCCCCATTTGTCTCGACTCAATGTCTGGCGTTCTTTTTTTACAACAATGATATTTTGATTCATTTTATTCCTCCTCTAAAAAATCAAACGTTTCTAATAATTTCTGCTTCATTGCTTCTATATCTTTTGGAGCCTCAATCACGTCATACACCTGGACCCCGAAAACTATATCTCCTACTATTGGGTTTCCGTGCATTGCTGTCCCATAAAAGAAACTTCCTACATGGTTGAACGGAAGACCTTTTAAAAGTCCTGATTCGTCCACACAGAATAATACCGGTTCTCCAAAAAAATCGAATAATTTCCTTGTTTTCACAGTCTCAAAACATTCACAACCAACGGCTCTTTGAATATCTCTGTAATCATCGAAATCCACATCGATAACAAACAGTCGATTATCTGCGGTAATCTTAATCGTTTTCATGTTTTCCTCCCTTACTGAATTCGAAGACTTTCCGTCAACACTAAACTAGCACCTTCAACTTCTTGCCCAGCCTTCAAGTCTTTAAGTATGGACCTCTTATCAATCTTTGGTTGTTGCGGAATCAGATAAATTTCTGGAATTTTCGATTCATCCTCAATCTTTGTGGATGGCGGATTGTTTTGAATCCGAAAACTAAAGAGCTTGGTCTTAAATTTTCTTTTCCCTGTCTCTGTCATGGCCTTCTCTAAATTGGTTTTTATGGACCGAATGTTGTTGTTGATCGTCCGCTTTCTGTCTGTCAATCTTTTGATCTCATGATCCAACCCATTAGCATCCTCTTCCAGAGAACGAATGACCATTGCGCAAGCCTCCGCTTTTTCTTCAATTTCATACTCGATTCCCTCTAAGGTATCTTCAATATCTTTTTGTGTCAGGTTTTGTTCTTCTGCCATCTGCATGAGATCGTGAAACTCTTCTGTTAATTCATATAATGTCGCCATTTATATTTCTCCTTTTTGCAATTCAATCAGTTCATTTAATAACTTTTCACATTCTAAAAATCTATCCATATCAGTAGTTGACCAATATTTGTCCAAAGGGAATTCAAATGTGTCATCTGCGTATTCTTCTACATGCCATCCATTTTTATATATTCTAATTTTCAAAACAGATACATGTCCCAGAAATTCAATAAAAACTGTTGGACCATTTTTATATTTTTCTTCTTCATCATCTCTTATTCTTGCGTCTATAAGACCGTTTCTGTTTTCCTGTACTTTTAAGCAAAGAGAAAACAGATATTCTACTTTATTATTTATTATCATTTTCATCCTCCTGTTTTTGTGCTATAATACACATGTAAAGTTTTTTTGTTTGCCCCTTGGAAGTTGCCGCTTCCGGGGCATTTCTATTTTTATCGTTCAAGTTTCTCACCTCCTTTCCCTAATTCCAATCCAGATCAATACGATCCCGATCAGAATCATTAAGGCAGCTTGTCCCAAATTCATCGTTCCTTGTTCCAGCCCACCGACACTCCCGAGTGCCAGAAAGATACCGATACCGGTTGTAATAATGCTATCTCTCATTTCTTTTTCTCCTTCCGTAAAATTTGCTAAACTTTCATCTTAGGTGTCTTTTCCGGTTTATATAAAATCCCTGTTACTTCCCACAGTAATTTTGGACTTATATAGTAGTTACCTCTCTTCTTCCCTGGCTGTTTCATGTGATAACCAATTGGCAGCCATCCACCTTCAATGCCTGCTCGCACAAAACAAGCATCTTTTCCCATTTTCTCTGCAACATATTGCACTGGTACATTTCCTTCCGGAAAATGATCTGGCGCATTAGCATATATTGCTAAGATTCTTAATTCTTGCCTTCTACTCATATTTGCTATTTCCTTTCTTTTAATCTTCTAAGGCAGCTTTGCACCCCGCCCATACTATCTGAACGATCTTTATTTCTTTATTTAATTTTTGACTATATGAGAGGATTGTTAATATGCAACATAAACGGGATTTTTTGCCGCTTGGGCGAGGTGCAAAGCCGCCTTGTGTTTTTCTTGTTTATCTACAACCACAGAAAAATAGTTGTTCTTGTCAAAATAGTTGCAATTACAAGTACATAGATCAATATCCTCTGAATTAGAAGATCTCTTTTTATTCTCATTAAAGGATCTTCCTTTTTTATATTTCTTAACGATTTAACAACTAAGATAATTTCTATGACCAAAATCCCTATTGTTACTAATTTAGTTATCTCTATATATTTCGTTTTTCTCACCCCTTTCTATCTATTTGTTGAGATTTTCTCAACTTTTGGTGTAAAAAAATATTCTGGTAGTTCTTTCCAAGGTATACCAAGGATATGCACAGACGTTTCTATTTCTTCCTGCGTCCATTCCACAACATTATTTAATTTTGCACTTAAAGAAGCCTCTGACAGCCCTAATTCCCTTGCGAATATGCTTTGTGTACCAAATACTTCTCGTATTTTTCCTCTAAGCTTTCTATAATCATACACTCGCTCCATTTATTTTTCTCACTCCTTTCTTTTTGTTGAGTTTTTCTCAACTTCTATAGATATAATAACACCGACGAAATTCCATGTCAATTATTTTTTTAAGTTTTTCTCAACATTTTTAAATTAAAGTTGATTTTTTCTCAATTTTTCTTTATAATATTATATATCGTACAGGAGGTGAGGTTTAATGAAAAAAGATATAAGTGATAGGATACAAGAAGCTTTAGAAATATTTGACATGAAGCAATCTGAACTTGCTGAAAAAGGGCATTTCGACAAAGGACAGCTCAGTTCTTGGATTTCTGGTAAATACAAGCCAAGACAGAACAATATTGCAAAACTTGCGGAAACCTTAAATGTAAACGAAGCTTGGCTTATGGGATACGACGTTCCAATGGGACGCAAAAAGACATTCGATGATTCATTAAATAGAAAAGATAAAAAAGACATTTTAGACATTTTATCATCTACTAAGGAAACTTTGCTTTCACAAGAAGGGCTTATGTTTGACGGCGATCCTGCTTCTCCAGAAGCGATTGATTCTATATTAAACGCAATGGAAATTGGTATGGAGATGGCAAAAAAGAAAAACAAAGAAAAATATACACCTAAAAAATATAAAAAGGACTGATGTGAATGGACATAAAAGGTATTGTAAATTCTATTGTCAGAAAAAATAAAACAAGAAATCCTTTTGAAATTATAAAAGGAATGAATGTAATTCTTTTATTCGTGCCATTAAAGAATGTAAGAGGCTTTTATCAATATTTTCAAAGGAATAACTTAATCTATATAGATGAATCACTTCAAGAACATGAACAGCTTCATGTTTGTGCTCACGAATTGGGGCACATGCTATTACATAAAAAAGCTAATGCCCTCTTTATGGATACCTATACCGGATTCAATACAACTAAGTATGAAAAGGAAGCGGATCTATTCGCCATGGAACTTCTGATACCAGACGAAATATTTCTTGAATATCAGGATTGTACAACGGAACAACTTGCACGGATGCTAGGTTACAATGAAGAACTAATCAAACTGAGATTGAAATAGCGACCACTTACTGCAATAAGTAGCCGCTACTCCCTTAATACATATAAATATGAATTTATGCAAGATAATTATAACATATTTTTTATACAAAAGGGAGGATCTAATTATGGATTTTACTGAACAATTAAAAAATTACGCGGCAAGAGTTGAACAAATGAAGAATAACTTGAACACAGAAGAAGCAACCAAAACTTCTTTAATTATGCCATTTTTTCAGATGTTGGGATATGACATTTTTAATCCCATGGAGTTTTGCCCAGAGTACACAGCAGATGTAGGAATAAAAAAAGGTGAAAAAGTTGACTATGCTATTCTTGATAATGGTGACCCCGTAATTTTAATAGAGTGCAAATCATGCAATGAAATTTTAGACAAGCACTCTTCACAGTTATTTCGATATTTTGCTACTACTACCGCCAAATTCTGTATTCTGACCAACGGAATTGTCTTTCAATTTTTTACCGACTTGGAAGAAACAAATAAAATGGATTTAACACCATTTTTAGAAGTAAATATTGAAAATATTAAAGAATATCAAATTTCCGAATTAAAGAAATTCTGCAAAACCGATTTTGACAGTGACAGAATTACCAGCACAGCTTCAAACTTAAAATATACTGGTCTTATTAAGGATTACTTACAAGAACAAATCGAAAATCCAAGCGATGATTTCATAAAATATGTTACTGGGAATGTATATGATGGTCCTAAAACTCAGAAAATATTAGAACAATTTTCTCCTCTTGTAAAAAAATCTCTCACTAGCTTAATAAATGATTTAGTCAATCAAAAAATATCTTCTGCACTAAACAAAAACGATGATATTGAAGAAGAAACAGAGCCTATTAGCGAAGAATCCAAAAGTAAAATAGTAACAACCCAAGATGAAATCGAAGCTTTTTATATTATAAGAGGAATCCTTGCAGGTACAGTTGATATTGATGATGTTGTGTACAGGGATACAGAAAGTTATTTCGGAATTCTATACAAGGATAATAACAGAAAACCTATATGTCGAATTAACTTAGATAGAAAAATCCCTCAAATTTTCATACCAGATGAAAACAAAAAATTTGAACGCCATTATTTAGACTCTCTGAGTGACATATACACATACAAAGAAGATATTATAAAAGCAGTAAAAAATTATCTATAACCTAATCAGGTAGACAGTAAATATAAAAAACTTTAATAGGAGAAAATATGGGATTATTTAATTTTCTTTTCAAAGACACTATCTTTACATTCAAGCCTGATTTTACGAAATCTGAGTATGATAATTGGCTCGAATACATCAGCAGCGGGGGAACGGATGATGAATGGAAGCTTCTGAAAAAACGAAACAGATGGAAATTTCCTAAATCCAAAGCCGAAAAGTATATGGACTATGAAAAAGAAATGCGTCCACTATTTAACAAATACTTAGCCTTATTAGAACAAATTGAAAAGCAATGGTCAGAACTTTATAACTCTAAGAACTATAAAAGCAAATTGTCCTCAACCATAGAAAAGGAATGTTATGAAGCAATGTCTTACTATGAAAAAGTTCGAAATATTGACATAAAGCATGAAAAAGAGCCATTAAAAGGTTCCAAAGTTATTACAAGACTTGCAATGCTCTATGAACGTCAAGGCAATTATGAAAAATCTATTGAGATTTGCAAAAGGGCATGTTTTTTAGGAATGGATGAGCGTAGTCGAATGCTTCGCATGATTAAAAAGGCGCAACGAGAACCAAACGAAGAAGAAAAATCGCTACTGGACAGTCTAATGTGAGGTAAAAAAGAATACTAATTTCTCCCCATGGCGACCGGACAGAATCTCGGAAACTTATCAATCATAAAAATATGCAACGAAGAACTTATAAATCACTCATAAAAAGGAGAAATATGAAAAAGAAACTATTGTGTTCATTGATTGTTTTTACTCTCCTGTTCTCCGTGAATCCAGTACAGGCAAAAACAAAACTCCAGCTGAACAAGACCTACATAACTATCTCAAAAAAGTCGACCTTTACTCTGAAAGTTAGTGGGACAAAGAAAAAGACAAGATGGTACTCTAGCAAGAAAAGTATTGCATCCGTTAATAAAAACGGAAAAGTGTATGCAAAAAAATCAGGAACCACATACATCACTGCAAAAGTTGGAAAGAAAAAGATGAAATGTAAAATTTCTGTCCGTTCAGCAAAATCTATCAAAAACAAGCTTACGGATGCTTATAACTGGCAATGTGAAGATATTTGGAATAACGGTTTCTGCGATATTTATCATTATATCGAGAATGGTACTAATGCATATGGAAACAAGATGAATATTAACAAAACCATCGACAGGCTCAACAAGGCATATAAAAAGAGAACATCTTATAATAAATTTGTCTATTCAGTCCAGGGAAAGAAATATTCTAAATATAAAAGCACATGGAAAAAACTAGACAAAGAAACTGTTAGATTAAAAAATATTTTGAATAAAAATGGAGTCCCAAAACCAAAAACAAACTACTATTTTCCATATGAAAAATATTCTGATTACTTATGGAAATTGTTAGATAAACTAGACGTTTTATAATTAAAAACCGCCCGGCGGCAACCGGACGGAATCTTAGAAACCTATCAACATAGGATGTTGATATAATCTCTACCTGAACAACAGAATTATATCATACATCCTGCAAAATTACAAATTGATAAGGGTGTATTTTTTGTACCCTTTTTACGAAAGGATGATGAATATGGCACTGATCAAATGTCCTGAATGTGATCTTCAAGTAAGTGACAAGGCAATTTCTTGTCCCCACTGTGGTTATCCACTGGATGCAAAAATTGCAAAACGACAATCAAAGAAACCCAGTAAAAGAAAACGACTTCCAAACGGATTTGGTACTATATCTGAGCTAAAAAATAAAAATCTCCGAAAACCATTTCGTGCAATGGTTTGTGTCGGTAAGAACTTCTACGGTAAACCAATCTACAAATCATTAAAACCTCAATCCTCTTTTGAAACCTACAACGAAGCATATGCTGCTTTACTTGAATATCACAGAAATCCGTATGATCTGGATTCTGATCTGACCGTTGAGCAGCTTTATGAAAAATGGACTGATCACTATTTCGAAGCACTTACCAATCCATCCAGCGTTCGAACTGTTAAATCAGCCTGGAACTACTGCTCCTCTATTTATAACATGCGCGCTAAAGATCTGCGTGCAAGACATATCAAAGGCTGCATGGAGCAAGGAATATATGTAGTAGATGGAGAAGAAAAACATCCATCTCCTACCACGAAAACAAAAATCAAATCCTTATTCAATTTGATGCTAGATTATGCATTGGAGTATGAAATAGTAGATAAAAATTATGCCAGAACTTTCAAGTTATCTGATGATATTATTAAAGATATCGAAGACGAGAAAAAAGATCATATTGATTTTACAGACGAGGAAATCAAGAAATTATGGAATCATTTGTATGATACAGATTATGTGGATGTGTTATTGATCCAGTGTTATTCTGGATGGAGACCTCAGGAGCTTGGATTAATTAAAGTGGAAAATGTTGATCTAGAAAACTGGTTCTTCTCTGGTGGAATGAAAACAGATGCTGGCAAAGATCGACTGATTCCAATTCATCCAAAGATTCGTGATTTGGTTAAGCATAGATACCGGGAAGCTCTATCTCTTGGAAGCAAATATTTAATTAATTGTACTGACACCAAAACCCATCGTAACAATAAGAAGCTAACTTATGATAAATACCGGCATAGACTTGAAAAAATCATCAAAGAACTAGACCTGAATCAAGACCACCGAGCTCACGACGGACGTGTTCAATTCGCCACTGCGGCCAAAAATGCAGGAGTCGATGAATATGCTTTAAAATACATGATGGGTCATAAGATTAAAGACATTACAGAAAGTACTTACACAAGACGAAAACCTGAATGGTTAATGGCAGAAATCATGAAAATAAAATAA